TTCTTAGGCATATTTTTACTTAGGATTCGTGTATCCACAAAATCGTCAACTACTTCTTCTACTTTGTCTGCAACAGTGTCGACAACTTGTTCAAAATCGTTTTCAAGCGATTTAAGAAATGGAAATTCACTAGAAACAACTCTGGCTTCTGATTCAACAATACCCTTAGCGTAATTGATAGGATAATTGATAATATCAGATTGTAATGAAGTCTGTTTAGTCTTAGGAGGTTGCAAAGTCCTCTGATTAACTCTATTTTTAAAGGTAAACAAACTTTTGGTGTTTTTGCGAGGCATAAATTTTTTCATGCCGCCCAACATTGGGCAAATTTCAACAAGAAAACCTTTATATTACAATGATGTTTTTATTAATGCATACGATCACAGCAGTTTGCATCTGAAGCTGAGTGCGTCTATTTATAACGCGCGGTAATGCTACTAACACTGTCGCGCCGATAAGTTTCAATCTAATGTTCGAATGCAACACCCACATCATGCACCAATATCTTATCCAATACTACATGATTCAATTCAATGGGTATTTTATCAACAAACAAAACCCTGAGCTGTAACCAACTCACATTGTGCTGCTACATATTCTTCGCATTCAACTAGTTCAGCGGTGGTTATATCATACCAATCCGCGACTTCTTCCAATCCTTCTTCAGTAAGCACCAAAGTACGATCACAATGTATAGTATACTCAGGTGATTTTTCTGGGTCGCTACGTGCAAATATCTCTGACATATCTACCATGCCATTCTTGCTATGGTTATGCATGAATAATTGAAACTCTTCTTTATAAAGCTTGTCTATCAACAATCGCACTATTACACGCAAAATCGGGATGTAAAGAAAATCACAATAACGGCCAATCAAAATGTCCCGTAACCAAGTGATGTCGTCATTAGGCACAACATTCTTGCGCCAAAACATCTTAAACAACACCTTACCGATTTTGGAACCCCATGTGAGCTTGCAATCGCGTGCTATTGGATCAACCACACGATAAAATCGCCCACTGCAAAACTCGGCCTCGTCTAAATACGACACTTTCAATTTCACACTGAAACCATAGTCTACGAAACCTTGCTCCATTTCTTCAATTTGGTAGTCAGTAGGCCATTCACCATCTGGAAAAATGGTCATCCCATCATCCCCTGCAACCATGACTTTGAACGGCCTATTCGGAAAAGTACGTTCAACGATGCGCTTAGCAAGTGCACCATTCGTCAAATTGTTGCCGGATGTGGTAGTTACTTCACCACTAAACTGCCGATAATCCATACTTACACTCAACTGATCTTCAGAGTGCATTAGAGAAGCTCTCAACTTACGCTGAGCTTCAATCGCTGCCACTGCTACAGGGCACTCACGGACTATATCAAACCTCTTAAACAATTCAATGTTCCTGGATTTTGGACCTTCCCGGACACGACCTTCAAAAGTATTATGGTCGGTAGAAATCACCACGGCCATCGGGTTATCAACCAGATGTTGACT